CGCTTCCAGTGGGAAAGCGAGTGGGCAGGGCCGGAAGCCGCAAAGCGCAAGCTGATATTTGGTAAGTTCGGCATGGATGTGCCGGACGAGCCCCCGCAAGATCCAATCACGGCGTACCTGCTGAACACTTTCCGCAACGTATGCCGGGGGCGGCGCTACATCTCAGGCATGGGCGGCGTTTTCCCAATGCCGCTGTCTGCGCGCGAGATCACTGACTGGATCGAATCGCATCCGTCACCGATCCACCGTGAAGAGATAGACCTTGTTCTATTCGAGCTCGATCGCCTGTTCATGGATCAGGGCGACGAGGAAGAAGAGGATTAACGGTCGTTCGCCGTTGCGCCCGATGCTGGTAGATTGACGCCATTATCAGGGAGTAATGATTTTATGAAAAAATCTATAGCTGCGGCGTCTGTAATTACCTTGCTATTCAGTTTTAGTGCCAGCGCCAAGCCAGGACAAGCAGAGATGGAGGCTGCAGCTTTGATGGCATTCAATGCTGCAGAAATGTGCCATAACCAGCACGGTCTCTATCTCAGCGCAGCTGAAGCTCACCGAAACGGCCACACCGACCAGAAGATAAAAGACGTCAGCGGTGCCTCGCCAGGCTCAGCTGCTGAGGCGGCGATTAATCGTGCGCTTTCCGATGCAAATACAGGCAGCAACACTTCTGACCAAATGTATGACCAGTGCATGAAAAAGAGTAGGGATGAAGTTTACCGCTTGATAGAAGGCGGAAAGGCTGCCTGACCTAAAGAATCCATCACGACCCGCTACGGCGGGTTTTTTTACGCCCGGAGAAAAGTATGGCCCTCACTTCACGACTTGCCATTGAGGTCGATAGCCGCAGTGCTGAGCAGAAAGTGCAGGACCTTCGTCGCTCGCTTGAGGCTCTGAATAATGCTGGCGTCCGGACAGGCCCCGTCATGTCGGGGGCAGGTGGAGCTATCAACGACACCGGTCGAAGCTCACGCTCAGCCGCCACTCAGGTACAAGGCCTGGATAGGACTGTTCGTTCGTTAGCATCTGCTGCGGCTGGGCTTGCAGGGCCTTTGCTGGCAGCTTTCGCCACAAAGTCGCTGTATGACGCCAGTGAGGCCTATAGCACGCTGACAAACCGCATGAAGCTGGTCACAAGCAACGCCACTGAGCTTGCCGCGGCGCAAAAGGCTGTTTTCTCGATCGCCCAGAGCGCATACCAGCCACTGACGGCAACCGCCGAGCTCTATCAACGCATCGCGACGAACCAAAAGGAATTGAAGCTAACGGGCGAGGGTGTAGCTGGTGTCGTTGGAACGATCAGTAAGACCTTGGCCATCTCTGGCGCGTCAGCTGCATCTGCCAACGCAGCCCTGATCCAGCTGGGCCAGGCATTCGCGTCCGGAGTGCTGCGAGGCGAAGAGCTGAACAGCGTAATGGAGCAGGCCCCGGCGCTGGCTCAAGCTATCGCAGCCGGTATGGGCAAGACAGTCGGCGAGCTTCGGTCGCTCGGCGCGGCAGGCCTCCTAACTGCTGATGCGGTTGTAAAGGCTTTGCAGGCGCAGCGTGGGGCTGTGGACGCTCTGTTTGCGAGGACATCGGCCACCATCGGTAACAGCCTCACAGCGCTGGGCAACTCGACTACCTCGTTCATAGGTCAGCTTGATCAGGCAACAGGATCTAGCGCGTCACTTGCGAAGAGCATCCTGTCACTTTCTAGCGCGATCGACGGCGGGCTGCCGGCCGCAATCAAATTGGCCACTGACAATTCCGAGGAGTTGGGCCAGGTGCTCACCACCGGTCTCTATGTTGCTCTTGCGCGGGTTGCTGGTGGATTTGCTCAACAGGCTGCGCAGGCTGGTTACGCAGCGGTGGCCAACCAAAAGGCGCTGACCGTTTCAGCAGCCACGGCTACGCAGGATCTCGCTGCCGCTAAGTCGAAACAGGTAGACGCCAAAGCTGCAGTAGACCGCGCCAACGCGCAGGTAGCCTCAGCGCAACGGCAAGTTGCTGCCGACAAGGAAGTGATGGCTTCTGAGCTGAACAGGACCAGGGCTGTTCAGGCGGCGATGGTTGCCGAGAGGGAGATAGAGGTTCAGCGTCTAAAAGCGCAAATTTCAGATCAGGGCCGGGCTGCATCTCTTAATAGGCTGGCAGAGCTGAGCCGCGCACATGTTGTGGTAACAAACCAAGTTGCTGCCGCCGAGAAAGCGCTTGCAGCAACCACAGTTTCTGCGTCGGCGACCATCACCGCAGCATACGGCACAAGGACAGCGGCGGTTGCGGCTTACGGGGAAGCGACTGCAGTCGTCAATGCGTTAACGGTCGCATCCAATAACGCAGCGGCGGCGGCAAGCTTGACGTCCAGAGCACTTGGAGCGTTAACCGCAGCAGGCACCGGCCTCCTGGGAATGCTCGGCGGTCCGCTCGGGCTGCTCTTCATTGCAGGCGCTGTCGCTGTGTCCTTCATGGATTTCCGCAGCAGCAGCGACAAGGTGAATGAGGGGCTGCAGAATCTGAAGGGGCCGCTCGACGATGTTATTGCCAGATTCAAGCAGCTCACCAAAGATCAGCAAGCAGCAGCGCTGGTCAAGTGGGGAGAAACCCAGGCCGAGGCGGCAAAGGCAGCAAACGAAGAGTTTCAAAATCTCAACAAAAGCCTGCAGGCCGGCCTGGTCGGACCAAGATCAAGTGCTGCAGGCACAAAGATATTCAGCGACTACTCGGCACAGATCGCCTCAGCAAGAGAAGCGGGCGAGAGCCTGACGCCGATTTTCGAGAAGCTGCGCAGTGAGCCCGGAGTTCCGGAAAGCCTGATAAATAGCCTTGTCAAATCGGCGGGCGCTTATTCTGGCTTATCGGCTTCAGCAAAAGAGGCGAAGGACAGAATCGCAGCGCTAAAAACGGAATCGGCAAACGCCGCCACCACCGCTGCGCTCTCCACTGGCGCAACCAACGTAATGACCGGCGCAGGGAAGAAATACAACGAAGAGCTTCAAAAGCAGCTCGGCAAGCTCCAGGACAACAACGATGCGGTAAAGGAGGCCAACCGCTATATCGCGGAGCACAAAGACCTTACCGAGGCTGACAAGGTCGCCATTCTGTCCACGGCAAATGCGCTGAAATCTCAGGAGGCGGCAAACAAGGCTGCAGCCAAAGCGACCCGAGAGGCCGGCAAGGCGTACACAGAAAGCGCTGGCACGAAGGCTCTTGACGATGCTCGGAAGCAGTACGCCGTTCTCGGCGAGCAGTCGGCGATCATCAAAGCCCAAAGGGGCGACACTGAAAAGCTTGGAGCAGCCGCAACCGAGCTCATCAAGTGGGAGCAGCAGCTCGCCAACATCAAGAGCAAGCAAACCCTGACCGCCGACCAGAAGTCATTGGTGGCGAATCAGGACTTGGTCACGGCTCAATTGCGCCGCAACGCTGCCCTGGAAAAAGAGAACCAGCTCAGCATCACCCGACTGGAAAACGAGTCGAAGCTCAAAGCTTTTCGGGAAAACCTCGACTCACAGCTTGGTCTTGCAAAAGATGGACTGGACAGCGACCTGGCTGGTGCCGGTCTCGGGGATCAGGCCCGGCAGCGCCTCCAAGACGACCTCAAGATACGCCAGTCGTATCAAAAGGACCTGGACAAGCTCAGTCGCGACTACAACAAGATCACGAACCCAACCTCAGCTGATACGTCGCTTTACCAGAACGAGACGAACGCGCTCAACGCCGCGTTGCAGACCCGCCTGGCGATGCAGCGCCAGTACTACACGGATGTAGATCGGGCCCAGTCGGACTGGGCTTTGGGTGCTAATTCGGCGCTTGAGAACTACCTCGAGCAGTCGCGCGACGTGGCCGGGCAGACCAAGCAGCTGTTCACCAACGCTTTCAGCAGCATGGAAGACGCGGTGGTGAACTTCGTGAAAACCGGGAAACTGTCCTTCAAGGACTTTGCCAACGGCGTGATTGAGGATCTGATCCGCATTCAGGTGCGGCAGGCGGCGGCGGGGTTCCTCAGCACAGCATTCAGCTTCCTGAGTGGCGGTAGTGCGGCGCTTGGCCAAGGCACCATGACGGGCTCAAGCCAGACCATTTCCAAAACCGGATTCTCGGGTGGCGGATTTACTGGCATCGGTGGCAAGTACGAAGAAAAAGGCGTGGTGCATGGCGGCGAGTTTGTCGTGAAAAAAGAAGTAGTCAGCCAGCCCGGCGCGCGTGAGTTCCTGGAGCGCATGAATGCCAATACCAAGGGTTACGCCGACGGAGGTTATGTAGGCAGCGCCGCATCAACATCCAGGGTTTCTAGCTCTTCAG